TGCATATATTTCCATACCTTCATCAGTTTTAAACCAATGCGCTAAAGCAGTGTATGGATGCTCGTCAAATGGTACTGTCATTATTTTTCTATCATTAGAACCCCATAAGAAGTTTCTTTGATCGTTAGATAATTTAATAATACCAAGTTCAACAGCTTTAATACCAAAGTTTCTAAGCTGTACATTATCATCAGAAGCTAATTCTAAGAACAAAGCAGGATTATTTCGCGCAAATACTAATAAATCTCTTTTAAGTTCTTTAGAACTCATCTTAGATACTTCAGAACCTTTTTCAACACGCATAATAGCCTCTGCCATATCGATATCTAATTCTCTAGCTATCACTATAGCATCTGCTTCAAGCTCTAATATTTCAATATCATCAGCAGCTTCTTTAACAGGATTATATTCTACGTAGCTTTTACCTTTTTGAGGATGATATAAAGATAATAGTTTTTGTAAAGTTGTTTTTTCTTTTTCAACAAACAAACTACCATTTCTAAAAATTATGTGCTCTAATCTTTGGTCACCTTTCATTTCGTCAACAAATGGTGTTCTTTGGTTTTGACAATATTTAAGTTCTCTTTCGTAACCTTTTTCTTCGTCAAAATAAAATATATTAGAACTTCTTAACATATAAGATATAGGTCTTTTGTTTCCTTTTAAATTATAAACCCTATCTTTTATTTCCCACTCTGGTTTTTTAGGTTCAACTTTTTTAGGTTTTGGTGTTTCAACAACTGGTGTTTCAACAACAGGTACCTCTACCTTTTGTGTTTCTTTTTTCTTTGCCATAATATAATATATAATAAAATTAATAAAATAAAAGGCCGAGGCCGAAGCCCCGGTCTTTTAAAAATAGTTTACTTCATCAACATGAAGTTATTAGCAGCTTGTGTAATTAAACATCTCTCAGTTAAGAAGTGTAATTGCATAGCGTCTAAAGCAGATGTAGTAGCACCAACAGAACCAGTAACCCAAGTTTTCATTCTTCTGTCATCAGTTTGTGAAGCTCTATATCTAACATGTAAGAAAGGTCTCTTAATGCTTTGTCCAACAGTTTGATCATAAACTGAAGAAGTACCAGCAGGAATCATAACTCCTCTGATAGCACCAGTACCAGCAGCATCATTGATACCACCTCTAGTAGCTTTGTCATTTAAGTATCTGAAGTCAGATTTGTAGAAGTCGTAAGAACCTCTTCTAAATCCAGTGAAACCTAAATTAAGCGCCATATCTTCAGAGTTGTTAAATACACCGTAAGAAGTACCTCCAGCTCCGTAAGAGTTCATTGAAGCTAACATATCATCAATAGCTAAGCTAGTTGATCTGTTAACAAACATCATGTACTCTTCAATAGCACCTTGCTTGTCAAACTCAGCAAGTATTGCATCGAACTCAGCTAAATCAGTAGCAGCATTAACACCAGTTACACCAGTAGTAATGTTACCTCTTTCTTCTATAGCAGCGAATAAACCTTGTGTACCTACAACGCTACCATTGTGTCCTAAGTGAGCATCAACGCCATTAGCTGTTGCAGATAAACCAGCACCGTAGTTACTTGCGCTATCACCAACTATCTCAGCTTCTAACATCGCCATCTCAATGTAATCAGTAAATCTAGCTCTAGTGTCAGCTTCAGCTTTTAAGTACCATAAGTAACCTGACTGACCAGACTCAGTAGAAACTTCAACCCAACCAATTCTAGAAGCGTCAGATCCTGATACTTCGTAGTAATCTTTCATTATAATTGGTTTGTTAGCAAAAGTTTTAAATTGAGGCTCGTGAGCTTTTCTAGTGCCTTCAAAAGTCGCATTACCAGCTTCATAACCAGTACCTTTAGCGAACTCATTACCATAAACTAGTATAGTAGTAGTTAAATCAGTAGTTAACGCAGCTATTGTACTACCATCGTAAGCAGCTAAAGTTAAAGAGTCACCGTCACCACCAACAGCAGTAACTAATGCTTTAACTACGCCATTAGCGTTAGATACAATAACAGTATCGTTTTCTCTAACACCATGAGCAGTATCAAGACCAGCTAAAACACTAGCAGCTTCATCAATATCAGCTTGTATTAAAAAAGTATTTGTACCAGTTAACTTACCTTTGTAAGAAAAGTGTAATCTACCTTGTTCTGACCAAATAATTTGATCTGATTGCGACGCTTCTTCAGCACCTACTTGAGCAAGGAAACCAGAAATAGTACGAGGTCCAAAAACCTCAGCTTCTTGTTCCATTAACTCTGGTAAATACTGTTGCGCCCAACCACCGTCTACGTTTAAATCTAGGTAATTTGTTGATAGCGTTTTCTGCGTTGCATTAGGTACGCTATTTAAATTACCTCCAGGAGTAATTGCCATAATTTTGTAATTTTAAATTGTTAATTTTTGTTTTTAATTTTGAATTTAAAGTCATTAGAATTATTACCTAACACTCTTACTTTTATGCCGCCAGTATTTATTTGACCGTTAAACTCTTGTCGTGGATCCATACTAACGTTTTTAGATTTAGCTATACTATCTTTCAAAGCATCAGCTTTACCTTGCTCGTAAAAATGTTTTGCAATAGCATCAGGATTCATAGCTGTAAACAAACCTTTGTGGTAACCCGCAGTATCTTCTATTTCATTATTTTTATTTAGGAACTTCCCTATAAAATTATTAATATCGCTCTGCTTTTCTTTTACCGCGCTCGCATCTTTAACATTAAACCTAAATCTTTTTTCACCAACGTTGTATTCAAAACCTTTGAAATTTTTGTTGAACAATTGATTAGTTTTATTTAAAAAAGTACGGGTTTGTTTTTCTACAACTTCTTCCTGCTCTTTTGACTCTTTGTTGTATCTGTTGAAAAAATCAATAGCTTTTTGCTGCTCACTAGTGAGTTTACTTCCAGCTTTAATTTCTTCATAATATTTGGACTTTGCACCGTCCAGGTGTTGCTTTGCTTCGGCAACTTGCTCTTTCAAAGCTAATTTCTTTCTCTTTATATCTACATCTTCATCTAACTCTGCATCAAAAGAAAACTTATCGTCCATCATAAAATCTATTTCTTCAGAGTTTAAATGAGGTTTAGTTCGTTTGTAATATTCTTTTAATAATGTTAAGTTATCTAATTTAGAATAATCTTGATTTAACATTACATAGTCTTCTAAACTACCACCAGTTTCATCCATAAAGTCTACAAGCTTTTGTATATTTTCTGGAAGTGGCTTGCCGGTTTGTTGAGCTTCTGCTACAGCTTCTTCTGCTTTATCAGTCAGCTCTTCAACTTCTTGCTTTACTTCTTCTTCTGTAATTTCTTCAACAACGGGTTTCTCATCTTGAACGTTGTCGGTACTTTCTCCGGTAGGTTTTTCATCTGTTGTTTCGACGTTTTCTTCGAGTACTTTTTCGCTAGTTTCGGGTTCGTTGCGTACAGGAACCTCATCTGTGCTTTGCTCTGGAACGGCATCTGTTTCTGTTTTTTTAGTTAAATCTACTTTGATGATATTATCATCTTCTTTTATTTCTTTTTTACTAAGATCAACTTTTACAACGTTGTCTTTTGTAGCCTCTTCAGCTACTTCTTCTTTTTTCTTTTTTGCCATAATAAAATATTATATAATTAATAAAATTTGTTTATCTAGGTTCAAACTGGCTTAAATCAAAACCTCCTCCTAGTATATCATTACCCATAGACTCAAAGTTTTTAGCAGGTTGATCATTTTTTCTTTGCTCTATCATTTTACTTTGTTGGGTAGCTTGTATTCTTGTTCTTTCGTCTTTACGATCTTCTTTTTCTCTGTCTCTGCTTTTTTGATTATTAATATCAGCTCCTTTTAACTCCATATTAAATTGAAACTCTCGCTGCATTAATCCTAGTTTTATTTCGCTTTCAGCTTGCATTTGAGCTATTTCTATTTGACTTTGTGCTTGAGCTAAAGATATTTTTTGTTGCGTTATAGCTTGTTGTTTTTGAACTTCTGCTTGAGCAGCTTGTTGTTGAGCTTGTGCATTAGCCTGTGCTTGAACTTGTATGTTTCTTTCTTTTAGTTTTTGATCTCTATCTATTTTCTTTTTTCTTCGTATTTTCAAAAGCTGATTAGCTAGTTTTATATTTCTAACTTCTCTTATATCTATAACATCTTCTAAGTCTATAGTTTGTTGAGACAAAGCTACTTGTATATTGTTTTCTAACAAAGCTTTTTCTTCTTCGTCTGGCGCTAACTCTATAAATATACCAAAGTCATATAAATGTAACTCTGTTAACTCTTTTAAAGTAGCAACATTATGAGCGCCTATAGCTTGAATAAAAGCATCAGCTGTTGGTGAATACTCTAATATGTCTGATATTCTAAGTGATAATTGTTCTGCTACCTCAGCTGTTAAAAATAAACCAGAGTTTAGTATATGTCTAGTAGCCACATTTGAATTAGCAGCCGCTATTTTTTGTACGCCTACTAAAGCATTTTTATCTGGCATACTACCATCTCTAGCCTCGTTTAATCCGGTTACATCTCTTATCATTTGTAAGTAGTAGTTATAGTTACCTATAAGCGCTTGTATTTTATTACCACCACTACCAGATGTTATTTCTTGTATAGGTACTTTACCGGGATTTATATCACCATCTTGTGTAAATGATCTACCGATAACACTACCTGTTTGGAAGAACATATTTAAAGCTTCTTGCGGGTTATAATTGGTTCCGTTACCTAAGTCTATTTCAGCTAAACCATCTGCATCTAAATAAACACCATCAGGTATCATACGTGACATTACTTGTTGTAACTTTAAATGTGTGAGCTGTATCATGTCAGCAAACCCAGTAACACGTTTTACCAAAGAGTCTATGTTTCCTTTGTACATACGAGGCGCAACAATACTGTAATTCATTTTAACTTTAGTATAATCACTTTTTGGCCTCATCATGTTTTTAGCCATTTCCCATTTTAACAGCTTATTAGTTCCTACAACCATAGCTCCTTCATATAAAATTTCTATAGCTCTTTCTAATTTAGAAAAGCCACCTTCCATATTTTCTGGTGGATTAAAGTTATCATCTTTTTCTATAGCTTTGTCAGCGCCTGTAGCGGTTTCTTTTATTTTATATACTTCGTTCATATATGTTTTATAGTTATAATATAAAACTTGAACTTTATTACTATCAAACTCGTCATAACTACTAGCGTTCTTGTATGAGTTATTTGTATACAAAGATCTTGACTGTATTATTTCTTCTAAATCTGATTGATCTAAATGTGGAAATTGTTTAGCAAGTTCGTTTATAGGAATTGTTTTAACCTCACCAACATAGTATATGTCATCAAAATAAGGTGATTCAGTATAAGAATAAACTAAATCTGCAGGATCAACATATTCTATAGTAGCGCCTTCTGAAGTTGTAAAGTTTGTTTTTACAGCTCCAATACCTAAAACTGTTAAATCTCTATAAAATCTTTTTGAAATTAAATCATAATTATTACCTTTCATTAAAGTAGTAATAGCTTGCTCTTCTGCTATTTCTACAGACTGTTTATAAGAAAGCTGCATGTGTAAAGCTAACTCTTCCTCGTTTTCAGGTAAAGTATTTGGATCGTTAGCTGCTAAGTCTAAATTAAAATTATCTCTAACAAACTCATCAATACTTTTCATTTGCATGTCATCTATTATAGACTCCATGTAAGCAGTTCTTGCAGTCATACCGTGTATATCTTGAGAGTATGCTTTTATATCGTACAAACGATCTGCCATACCATTAACAACAATATCTACAAACTTAGGTATAATAGGCACTGGTGTCCAGTCAAGATTTAAATAGCTTAAGTCACCATTTATAGATAACTCGTCTTTATATTTTTGTATTGACTGATTACCTTCTGCATATAATCTTAATCTGTGAAAATCGTTGTAGTGTTTGTGGTATCTATTAAGTCCTTGATCTTTGTTGAACCACTCATGCTCTATAGCTTTGGCAACTTTTAATCCATAGTCGTAGCTAAGCTTTTCAGCATCACTAACTACTTGACTAGGAAAATAATTATTAACGTATTCTGCCATGTTTTATTTTATTATTTTTGATAAATTGCCTCTGTTGTGATACTTAGCAATATTTATGTTTAATTTAGGTTTTTCTATTTTAGCGTTTGGTTTATATAAGTTTCTATTGCAAGCCATAATAGCAAGCCCAGAGCTTATAGAAGCATCAAACTTTGTTCTTTTAGTTATGTCAAATTTAGCCCAGTCATTTAAAGTTCTGTTGAAATACACATTGCCATAAACACCATCTTCTAAATGACCAACGTATTGTTGTATATACATTTCAATAGCCGCAGCATGAGCTTGTTTTATATCTTCACTTGAGTTAGGTATACCACCTATTTCTTTCTCTGTTACAGACAACTTGTTCCAAATTTTATCTGGCCTGTTCATACTGTAACCTCTATAACCCCTACGCCTTAAATGATATAATAATCTAGGCTTGTTGTTTTCTGCAAGTAGTGGCATGCCATAAAATACTAGTGCCATTAACACGTCTTCAAAAAATATCTCAGCTGTTTGTGGTCTAGCTATATATTCTAAAAACATATGATTAGGCGGCGCATCTTCCATGCTAAATTTAGTTAAACCGTGTAAAGCACCATTAGAACCTCTACCATCTACTGTTCCTGATATATCATAGCTGTCACAACCAAAAGCCCCTACGTGATCATTACCAGGATATTTAATACCGTTTTTAACTATTATTCTGTTTTGTAAATGACTTGGTGGTACCCAACTTATATTAAACCTACCTTTTGGATCTGGATAAAATATTACTTGTGTGTCTTTTACACCGTTAACCCATTGAAAGTTACCAACGCTCACATTAGCTTGACTACCTATACTGTCGTTGTAATCTACTTGTTCGTATATTTTTACTAAGTTAAATATACTATTTTTAGCCTCATCTCTAAACGCGTGTTCTTCAGTACGTGGAAACTGTCTGTAAAATTCGTTTAAAGCGTCTTGATCATTTTTTAAACCCTCAGCTTCATTGTTCCAATGATCAACTATACCATAATCTATTAGTTCGCCATCTGGTCCGAAGACATCATTATCTGGATTATCAAATACTGGTTGTCCGTACTCATCAATAAATCCTTCATAATTCCATTCCATTGGAATAAAAAAAGAATATAAACCAGACTTTGTCTGTCCATTACGGTTTCGTTTTGTAACGTCTGAATCATAGTATAACTTTTTAAAATTGTTACCACCTTTATCTAACGCGTTACTAGTACTACCCATCATACACTTACCAACTACTTTAGCACCTAAACGCAAACACGTTTTTGTTACTCTCCAGTTATTTAATATATTATCTGGTCTTTCCCATTTACCACTTTCATCGTGAACTAATAAATTAAGCTTTTCTCCATCGTAGCTATTGTCACCTGTGTTTTTCCAATCAATAGTAGTATCAAGTCCAACCAAGTCTTCCTGCTTTTCGTTAGCAGTAATTTTTTTACGCGTAAACTTACTTGCAGGTACACGATAAGCAAGTTCAGACTTAGGCCTATCCATACCATCTTGTATCGGTTTAAAAAAGAAAGGATAATTAACCGATATCGGAACAACTTTGTCTGTAAACATTTTTTTAGCATCAGCACCACTTTTAGATAATATACCATATCTACTATCACTCGATATTGTAGCTAAATTAACTGTTTCAGCTGAAGACATAAAGCTAAAACCAGACCTTCTGTTTTTGAGGTAACACATACCGTAACATCTTTTGTCAGCTTTACAAGCTTCCCAAAATATAAAAAACAAACGGTTTGCTTCTCTAAAATCTGGAGCACCTACATCTATTTTGCTCCATTGTAAATACATATAGTGGCTACCTGTTATGTATGTTGGTTTACCATTATTCATAAACCAAAACCCTTCGTCTCTACGTTTAAACTCTTCGTCTATGTAATCATACCACTGTTCTTTTTGTTCTTCAGGATATGATCTCCAGTCAAATATGTTTTTAAGTTTACTTAGTTCTTTCGGATATTCTATTTTTTGCCACTTAGAGGATTTGTGCATGTGCACTTGCATCGGTTCCAACGGCAAGCCAATACGCAAATTTTGTATCTCAAGTATCTTCCCAAGTTTACCAGTTTTTGATATAACGACGATATCATGTTCTTTATTGTATCCATATTTCCATTTTTTGCCACGGTTCATCCGTGTGATTGTTGTTTTCTTTATTGGTTCTACGACCTTAACTAAATTTTGCTTGTACATTACTTAGATCTACCTTCTGCGAATCCTTTAAAAGCTTTTTTCTCTGTCTTTTCAGGTGTTTTGCCCTCAAGCAAGTTTTCTTCTTCTTGTATTCTGTTAAGTATTTCAAATGCGTCAAATATTGCTAGTTTTTTAGTAGCTGCGGCATTTTTTAATCTATCAGCACTAACGTCATCTTCTGTATTAGTAATAATCTTTTCTTTTGCAACGTTAATTAATTCTTCAACTGCTTTGTGCCCAGCTTGGATTATAAGCCTCTTCGTTTCCTTCGTATTCATATTTAATTGTAATAAATTTATTTAAAACTCTATATAATCTTTTACCATCGATTACAAACTCATAAGTTGAAAAAGGCGTAAAACCTACAAGGTCACCAATGTTGTTAACGCCGTCAGTATATTTAACTATACCTATACACTCTTCTTCCTCACCTGATTTTAGTTTATCTCTTTGCTTTATTGGTTGCACGAAACAATATCTATCTGTAGCCAACCATTTATTATTTCTTTTATACAAAAATATTTGATCTGGCTTTACAAGATATGTATTTTCATTAAAGTAACTTCTACTATTTTTTTCAACACCCCTAACGTCATGCCAACGTCTAAACACGTTGTGATGCACTACAACCGTATCGCCTGGTTTTATTTTAGTGCTATAAGCCGTAGGTACAGATTTAACAATAGCTTCTCTATTTATATATTGATGATTAAATATCTCGGTATTTAATATAAGATCTTTATCACCAACTTTTTTAGTATTGTTGTATCTATTACCTTTTGGCTCTATAACAAAGTCAAAAGGCGCTTTCATTAGTACTCTAAATTATACTCTACAGATACCGCCATATTTTTATTAAAGTCTTTCCAAGGTAACACGTCTTTGTTTTTTCTAATGTAAATAGAATATTTGTCTTTTTCTTCTATTATATCACATATAGTATGTCCACCATAAACATCTTGGCCTACAGCGTAGTGCATAGCGTTTTCCTTATAGTCTTTACCTACAGTAATTTTTCTAATTAGTTTACTCATTTTTATCGTAGTTTATAGTACCATCTTGAATATTAACATCGTCAGTACCATAGTTCTTTTTAAATTGAACTTGAAGTTTAGATAACTCATCTTGCAAAATACCTACATGATGCAACATATTATGTTTTTTAGTTTCAAAACTACCTATTTCTAGTTGAGCTCTATTTATGTTATTAATAATTGATTGTACTTTATTTAATTCGTCGTTTGTAATTTTTGTAGCCTTTTCGACTTTCTTTGTTTTTCTTTTTGCCATTTTATTTGATTTAAGTTAATTTTTATTATTTTTATCCTCCAGCATTTGTAGTGCTAAACGTAGGAGCGTTGCCACCAGTTCCAAGAGTACCTACAAAACTATTTATTCTATCTGTTACAGTAGTACCTGTTCCTTCGTTAAACGTCCAGTGTGCTATAATAGTACCAACAGTATTTACGTTTGTTTGATCTGACGTGCCACTATTGTAAAGAGTTGTAACTTCACTAGATGATAAAACACTTGAATATACAGCAAAATCATCTAAAAATGCTTTTAAATCTGCTGCCCCTGTAAAAGATGTACCAGTCAAAAATTCTACACCTCCAGTACCATCTGCTGCACCTAAAGTATCATCAGCAGTGTCATCAAAATCTCCACTTATAACAACATCTTCTGTACTACTTGTAGTTCTAAGGCTACCATCTACATATAGTTTTAATTCTCCTGCAGACGTATCCCATGTACATGCTATATGATGAAAAGTGCTATCACCTTCTAAACCTGCCGCTGGATCATATACAGCAGTTGTTTGTGTCTTACTACCAGCATTTCCTTTAAATGTCAATGTTAACGAATCAGTAGATTGTTTATATTGTAATTGAATACGGTTATTTGTATTAATAGCAAAATCCCACACCTGCCCATTAACACTAGTGTTTTCAAAACGCGCCCATATAGATACAGATCCTGTAAGCTTGAAGTTACCGTCAGCTAAAGCAGTTTGAAACGCAGATGTAGTAAAATCTACTTCATCATTAGTTCCGTCAAACTCTAACGAATGATTTACACCAAAGTCTTCGCCTAAAGAATACACAGATGTTAAGCTATTACCTAATCCTAACATTAGTATCCAAGATAACAGATTACACCTCCATCAGCATCTGCTTCAGGTTTAACCTCTGTCCATCTACCATATATAGTCATACCTTTAGGGTATTTTACACCCGTAGCATCTTCGCCCCCATCTCCAGTTTCACTAGAAAAAGTTAATGTGGTGCTACTACCTGTTACAGGTCTATTAAATTCAATAGTTGTTCCATCTACTTTTGTAACAAGACATCTAGGTAGATTCGTTGATTTATTTTCACATAAATCCTCTGTGTTAGAATACACTTGCATACCGACTTTAATATCTGAATTAGCACCTGTTAAGGTATGAACAGTACCAGCTGATGCATCGCTTATAGCTTGTTGTGCGTCTCCATTGTTATGACCAGCGGCTTCAGTATTAACACATTGAAAATGGTCTACAGCTCCAGCGCCTTGTGCTTCAGGTCTAAGTACGGTTGGAGTATTGTCTGCTAAAAATTGAATAGCTACAATAACCATTCCATTTGGAGGATATATTGAGTTAGCTGTTTGACCATGAATACTACCTAGTTGCCCAAAGCCATAAGCTACTTCTGTTGAATTTTGTCCCATAATTTTATTTTTTTACTTTTTCTAGTGATCTACCGCCAAAATAAGCACCAATCACAGTTATTAATACTAATTGTAATAAGTCTACCCAAGTGTCTTTTACTTCAAAAGCAATAACACCAGCATCAATAAATATCATTAATACTGTTGATACTACTAAAAATATAAGAACTAAAGGCCTTATGTTTTTTGATAACCAAGAATCAGAAGCCATATCAACCTTCCATCTTTTAGTTACTTGCTGTTGCATGTTAGCTTCGTAACCCATTATCATATCTTTTATTTTTCTTTCTGCTTCAAGCTTCTCTTCTTTTGAAGTATGTAGCTCGTCTATTACACCGCCTACACCTTTTACTAATTCATTAGCTCCACTTGAAAATATTTTTCCTAATATACTCATACGTTTTTATTTCCGTTATTTGCTTCTTCTTCCCAAGGAAAGTCATGCGTACCCGCTTCTTTCCATTGCCCGTCTACTTTTATCATGTCTTTACCGTTTCTATCTTCTCTTGGATATATATTACCGTTCCATTTAACAAAATCATCTCCATAAGCCAACTTGCCTGTTCTCATATCTGTAGCATGCCTCATTTCATGGTTAATTACTTGAGCTTCTTCTTTACTACCAGGCACTATGCTTTCGTTAATATATATACTACCATCCATATTAGCTTCACCTAATATTCCTTCACCTAATGGTTTTCTAATTACAGGTGTACCAGGCACAGACGCATCATCACCCGCTTCTTGGCTAAAGCGCATTTTTTTACTTATAACGCCACCATACATACTTTGTATTCTACCTTTACCTAGTTTAAATCCCATATTATTTTAAAACCTAATTTTACCTTCTTTTTTTAATTTATCATAAATAGCCTTGCCTTTTTCGTCTAGCTCAGAATATGCAACTCTTTCTTCTCTTTGTTCTCTTAAAAATCTTTCTTCATCTTCGTCAGTTATTTTATCTAAGTCAAAAGTTTTACCTTTGCCTATTGGAAACTTTTTCTTTACTGGTGAGCTGCCAAAGCCACTAAAGCCTTTCATTTTAAATGCCATATTATCTATCTTTATCTTTTATCATATCATCTATAGCTTTATTGTAAACTTTATCTGTATATGATTTATTATTATAAAATGTACTTCTTTCTGAAGTTGGTAAATCTTCTTCACCTAAAAGTACTCTGTATATTCTACTTATTAGTTGCGAGCATTGAAAAGAAGTTTTATATATAGAGTATTTAATAGTTGTTCTATTACGTTGTCTCCAAACTTCGATCCAACC